TAGTTAATTTATATACTAGATTTTAATAGAGTGCAAGAGATCCCTAGGAATGATTAACGTTTCAGCGATGTAAAGTCCTAATTAACCAGCGTAAAGATGAATTTCACCATCTTTAAGATTATTAAGAACTTCTGCTTCTTGTTCTCTAATGATTGATCTAACTACTCGTTTGATCTCATCACCTAGAACAGACATTTCTGGTGTTATTTGTCCTCTGTTCTCAAGAAACAACTCGTTCCATTTAGATTCGAGTTTCAGTTTCTTTGCGAACAATACCATGTTGTCCTGAGCCATTTTGAACCTCCTCATAGGTTATGTAAAAACCATTTGAAGTACTAGTATACTGCAGATCGTTTTTTTCCCATTTTATATCAGATTTTCCTAGAAAGTCAATAATAGGTTTATTTAGCTCTTCCGTATTATTTATCTCTTTTTCACTTTCAATTTCAAAACTAGTTTGAAGATATTTCGTAAATATTTTTACAATATATTTATGTTCAGTCATTTTTTCTTTCTATATGTTAAATGAGGCGGGATTGTGTCCCGCCTCAAATAATTAATTATTATGCACCTGGTGATGCAAAAATACCTCTAAAGTCAGAAACTCCAAAAGAGTATCTTTCTCTAGCTTTGTATCTTACGTTACCAGTGTCGAAGTCACCTTCCATAGCAGTCTTAATAGGTGCTCTGTTAAAGTACTTCATTCCATTTGGAACATCAGTAATGATGTAGAACGCATCTGGATCAGTTAAGAAATTGTTCACTCTGTAACCTTGAGGAACCATTCCCATAGACGCAATTGCGTTAATATCATTATCAGCAGTACCAACTCTACCTTGAGTTTTCATTAATCTCTCAGCAGTGAACTGAAGTTCAGAAGGAACGATCATTTTAATACCTCTTGCAGCAATTTTTAGACCTCTTTCGTCTGTCATTGCAGCAATGTCTATTAAAGATTGCTCTAGTGAAGTTTCGTTCAAGTCAGCAGCCGTAGCTAATGTGTTTGATACAGTTCCACTAATTGTTGGGTGAGAAGCACTGAATAAAGCAGTACCATCACCTGAAGTGAATGTGCCAAAACCATTAATTAACGGGTTAACCGCCTTAACTTGTTTTGTGTTCGCCATAGATCTAGCTAACGCTTTAGTATATCTACTTCCAAGTCTGTCATATAGGTTATCTTCAACCGCTTCTTCAGTGATTGAAAACGCTAAAGCTACAGTCTCGTGAGTGTATCTAGCAGTGTATGTCTCTTGAGCATTGTCAAAAGTTACACCTGATCCCTCAGACTTAGTCTGTGCTTGAGCAAAACCTGATAACATTACTTCTTCTTCAAACGCTCTGTCTGAAGATTCAGTAGTATATATTTCAGCATGCTGATTCTCATAACGTTTATATTCCAAGCCGAATAGTGCATTCAAACCTGGCTCTAGTTCTTTAACTAGTTGTCCTCTACTTATCGCCATATTTATCTCCTATCCGATTAGATTCCAGTTGTAGATTTTAAGAAATGCTCATTAATCGTAACAACCATATTTACATTAGCAGAACTAATGTCATTGTTGTCAGGATCTTTAGAGAAACCTATTAATCTTAACTGTGCTGTTGTTGATACTCCAGTTGACTCATCTAATTCTACTTTTGATAGATAGTTAGCTGAATCGCCTGCAACGTAGCTTATGTTATAATTGAAAAATACAGATGCTTGAGTAATAGCATTTGTACCATTTGATTGTACCTCGAACCTTTCATAAGGATCATCAGAAACAAATCCTACGATATCAGTCGCAGCATTAGATGCTTCTAGGTGATTAGCCCATGTTGGTTTCTTAGTTGATGAATCAGTATAGAAAACACCGTTCAGTGAACCTAATAGTACAGCCGTTGAGTTGTTAGCTACACCAATATATCCAGTAGCTGCCGCTTGAACTGGGTCATTTTGGTAGATAGCTGTCGAACTTGCAGCAATACTATATTCACTTAAACCTTGGTTGTCTCTATTCTGTCCAACTTTTCCGATCGGTTTTAAACCGAACGCAGCGTCTTTATTTGCCATATTAGTTGTCCTCCTTAGACATTGTTAGTTTAAGTGTATCTTTGTTGGGTAGGAATAGTTAAAAAATTAACTTTTCTTTGAGCCACCAAAAGTTACACGAGTTTGTCTATCAATATTGATAGGCATACTTGGGTGCTGTTCCTTCATTAAATCGTTGTCTACTGCCTCAACGTTATCTGCTGCCTGTTTTGTATAATAGTCAGCACGTTGTTTTGCGATTTCTTCCGGTACCCTTGCCAGCACAAGGCCGCCAACTCCGATCACTCCTGCGTATTTTCCGTCTTCAACTTGAGGATAATCTGAGTCTGGATATTCATCAGATCTAACTAATTCATATCCTGATCTAATTCTTCCAGAAACGTTTTTAGTGTCTTGGAATCCCATAGATTCTACTCTTATCCATCTGTGCTGAAAACCTGTTGGCGCAGGTGGTGCATCTAAAGATGATGGTGGAGTCCAAACTTTTTTATGAGCTGTTTTTTCTCTAGTCTGACTCGCACGCGAGGTTCTTTTATCGTTATTATCATTTTCCATATGCTTAAGCCTCCTTCGTGATTTTTAATTGTTTCGCATATTCTTCAAGTGGCACACCTAATTTTTTAGCAATTGCTACCTGCGATGGTGTGAGCCTCACAGTTCTGCGACCAGTATTTGTACTTCGCTTTGCTGAAGCTACTGTTTGTACGGGTTTGGTCGTTTCCCCTTTATTTGATGTATTTGTATCAAATTTCTGGGGGAATTCAAGTCTTATTCTTCTGTCTATTTCAGAATAATACTCATCAGATTGGGGGTCATAACCCTCTTCCTCTGTAAGTTTCTTATGTAGATCAAAAGCAGTATAGGTCATAGCATTATCTTGACCAAACCATGAGTTTCTAGATGCCCATGTTTCAGCCTTAGGATCTGGTGTACCTTGTGCCGCTTGTTGTCTATTTAAGTTTAATTCAGGTTGTCTAACTTGTTTAGCTTTATTAGCATTAAACTCTTCTTGAGCATTTCTAGTCTCTTCAAGTTTAGCTTTTTTATAACCAAGTTCAGAAATAGCAGTTAAAGCTTCAGCTTCAGCAGTAAGATCATTTGCTTCTCTAGCTGCTGCAAGTTTTGCCTGCGCTGCTTGTACACCTGATGTAATACTATCTTCAGTTGATTTTAAAAAACTAGGCTCAAGTTTAGAGATCTTCTTTTCCGCCGCTTCTCTTAATCTGTATTGCCCTCTTGCAAATTCAGCAGCTTCATCTTTTTGTCTCTCAGCTTCTCTCCATTTATGAGTTAGTTTTGCTATTCTTCTTTGTACAGATTCACTGTACTGTTCTAATTCTTTCTCGTCCGTTTTAGGATCTTCTTTCGTTTCTTCTGTAGTCTCTTCTTTTGCTTCAATTTCATTTGAAGTTTCTTCTACGACAGGTCTTACAGACGGTTCTTCTTTTACTTCCGGCTGTTCAACTTCTGCCTGGTCTTGTTCTTCTGCGATATCCACATCCATTGCTGGACCTGTTACATCGAGATCGACTTGTTTATTATCTAAGTCTGGCATAGTTTCCTCCTATTATACTATGTTAATATTGATGAAGTATGTCTTCGGGATTATCGATGTTTGCTAAAACTTCATCGTCATTTAGCAATCTTACTTCTCCGCCATCGATCTGGATTCTTGATCCAGCATATCTTGCAAAAATTATCCAGTCACCTTTTTTACACCAAGGTCCTTCTGGAAATTTTTCTTTGTCATAACAGTGTGGTCCCATTTCAAGTACAAGTCCACATGTTGAACCAACTTGTTGTCTCTCTAAAGTTTCTTGTCCAATTAACAATCCACCTTTAGTTTTTTCAGGCATCTTAAATGGTAGAACTAATATTCTCCATCCAGTTGGTCTAGGTAATTTATTTGATTCTTTTGTTTTAAGACGTTCGTATCCGTCCATTTCTTTTTGTGACTCTGTTTTATATTTATCCAGTAATGCTGACTTAGTCTCGGAAGGCTCCGAAGTCGACGACGTTTTCTGGTCTTTCTGTTTCAATATCATTTTTTTGCTCCTTAGGGTTTAGCAGGTTAGAGATTTCCTGAGATATTCTTAAATAGGCATGTGCCTGTCCCATCATATACTTGTATTTTTCCATATTGTCAACACCTCCACCGATCATATTATCACCGATGTTTTGATAGGATTCTTTTAAGTGTTTTTGTATTTTATTTAATATTGTTAGTTCTTCATTTAACATTTGCTTTCTTTCCTTTATTTTCACCTTTTTTAATTATGTAGTCTTGAGTACCATTAGCACCTGTTTCTACTTCTTTTTTTAAAAACTTGAAAAGATTCATTTCCTTCATTTTCTTTTCAGTATGTTTTAAAAAATTCTCTAATACTTTTGTGTCTCTCATTTTTTATCTTTTAATTTACATTTGCATCTTGGTGCAGTAAACCAATTACTAACCTTATCAAAGGCATTGTCAATAGCTCCAAAAAATTTATATAAAAATCTATCTACCATTAGCAATTCCACTTTCTAAGTGATTTATTTATTCTTGAATCCGGATCCCTTGCAGTCTTAGCAGAA